TTGGTTACGAATAGGTCGCCAAGCTTGTAATCTGCCGCGCCCAAAAGCATGCCGCCACTCGCAGCAACTAAAACGCCTATGCATGCAAGGTCAAGTGCGGCTAACTGCGCAAACGGGTAACGAGGATCCGTCGATGTAACACCAGGCACGAAGCTGCCTATGTAAGTGTTCGCGTGGTCAACGTATGCCTGAACGCTATTACCTGAAACAGAAAGCCCGTAAACAACATAATTGCCGTTGCCATCAGGTCCGGTAACATTTAGAAAGCCAATAACCTCCTCTAGCGAGGTAAAGGCTGGATAGGTTGACATGAGAAGTCTCCGTAAAATTGGTTAATTTGAAGCCGGCTTTACGGTTCCAGACTCAAAAGACTGGAGCAAATGATTGCTTAACTGGTTGAGTAGCCCGTTGTTTTGCATATGCAGAAGCCGTTTGCCACGTAAGGTGTCTTGCGGTAGCTAGTGAACGGTATGATTTTGCGTAAACGCTTTTGGATGTCTATGTCGGTTGTGATTTCTTGTTTGGTTACCATGAAACCCATGGGTGCGTAGTTGTTGTTTGGGTTCTGGCCATCGCTGATGCCATAGACTGTGCCTGCTGGAACAAGATTGCTGACTAAAAGTGTCCATATGCCGAGTTTTTGTTCAACTTCATTGGTTAATGGGTTGGTGACTTCACGGAACAAGTTGGGGTAGGGCAAGTTGCGTAGGGATTCTTCCTGGATAGGGTTGACTGCGATGTATTTCATTATGAAGTTGTGTTGTTTTATGAGTCGGTTCATTTTGTTGAGGTCTTCGAGGCCTACGCCGCCGCTGACGGTTATTGTTGAGCCTGTGACGCTGATTGTGTTTCCTGTGCCTGCAAAAGATTTGCCGTTCACTGCCCCTGCTCCGTCTATGGCGGTCCAGCTGTCGAGCTCTATTTGGTACATTGTGCGGAAGGCCAGACGCATCATTTGAGTGTCTGCTACGCCGAGTTCAAAGTCGGTTATCATTTCTATTGGGATTTCGACTTCTTCGCCGTAAGTGTCAGGTGTTATGCTAACGCTTGTTAGTGGAGTGAAGTCTAGTACTGCGGGTGCTGCGATTCCTTTTCTTTGAATGCCGATTGCGACGTTGCCTGCTTCTTTGACGTAAGTTCGTGTTCGTCCTTTTATGATTGGGTCAGGAACAAAGAGCTTGGCGAAAATCATGGCGTTAGTTGCCATCTGCAGGATTTTTTGGTGTAGCTCTGGATATTGAATAGCTGGGCTATCATCCATTGTTACTTGATCAGGTGCAAAACTCATTTCTTGATTTCTCCTTTACTTTTTACTTTAGAATTTCTCGACTTGACGAGTCCAAACTTGAAAGATTGGAGTTAGGGAATTACGATTGCTTGGCCGCCGTTAGAAGCGCCAGTATCGCATAGACAGTGTTTTGTGGTTGGGGTGTTGTTGGTTACTCCGACTCCGTTTGCTCCGGAAACTACTAGGTCGCCGGGGTTGATTGTGCCGCTGGCTGTGATTCTGGCTTTGACTTTGCCAGTCATTACTGTGCATATTTTGCCTGCTGGTGCGCCGACTTTAACGATGCCTACCCATTCTTGTGCGCCTGTGGTTGGGGAAACCGTGCCTGGTCCGCTAATGTAGACAAACTGCCCTGCGGTGACGCCGCCTGTGCCTGCGATAAACGAGAGATCAGTTGAGGATGGTTGCTGTACGAGAGGTCCTGAATTTTCATAGGACATTTTACTGCATGCCTCCTTGCGTTACCTGCGCATCGAAGGTTCGTTTTTTCTGTGCGGCTGCTGCAAGCTCTTTGAAGTAAGGCGGGACTGCCACCATTCCTGGCTGAGTCTTCTGTGGTTCTAAGTGTTCGTTTAGGACTCCTGCGACTCCTTTCCCGGGTGCACGTTGTTTTAGTGCTTGTTTTATGGATTCGTCGACTTTGGCTGCGATCGCGGCGGTTTCCAATTTGACTGCTTCTCTTGCGGCTTCGACAGCTTTGGTTACTGCTTCGGCTGAGGCTTTGTTGCATGCTTCTGACAAGTTGTTTGCGTGCTTTTCCATCATTGCCTTTATGGCTTCTGCATCTAAGGGTTGATTTGTTGACAATTTTCTCTCCTCCGAATTTTCCTTTTCATTTTTTTGGTTAGCTCCCTTTTGGGAGTGTACCTTTGAATTACAACTTAAACAACTAAGGGTCAAAGCGCTTGCACATAGCCCGCATGGAGCTTTTTTCTGCATGGTTAGCGCTTTTCGGATGGCTTGCTGTTGGTCTGCTTTCATGGCAGCCGCAAAGCCAACTGGCTTAAACTTGGCATGTTCATAAGCGCCTATGGAAACAATGCTCAACTCGACAAGGCGCGGTCTGCGCATGATTTCCCAAGCGCCACGGCAAATGTGCACCAAATTCATCAGATCGTCTCTGGAGCGGGATCCACATAGGCTGCAGTAAGCTTCTCCCAAGATGCGTGGGCTGACGCTGTTGACGTATTCACGCTCGATTTTTGCGAGCAGTTCTTCATCGCCGCTTACTTCCCCCTCGAAGGGAACAACGATTCTGCCGTCAGCTGAGGTCTGGGGCGAGTGTAAAATATTGATGACGCCTTTGATGTCTTCCACGCGGTCGCCATGGTCAACACGAATCTGAGCATTTTGACTAACGGCGACGAAATAGGGCAGTTCTTCAGCGGGAACCTGCCAACCATTCTCGTTAACCGTGTCATCAATGGCTGTTCCCTTAATGAGCAGGACTTTGCCGTCGATGCTTCGCTTGAAAGTAACGGGCACATTGTAGTCTAGATGAATGTTGGGTTTAGAAACGCTCATTTTGGGCTCTCTTTAGTTACCAGTAAACATCATTATCACGAGCAACGAGGCAAACACAATTCGGATGCAAATTCACCGCAAAAGTGTCCTCGTCAAGCCATTCTCCGTAAGGAAACATATCCGTAAGTTCATCGGGATCTTGCAGTTCGTAGACGTCATTGTTGTGGTCTTGGCAGTTTTGGCATAGATTGGGACTGGGCTTTAGGCCTTCAGTTACATAACGCCAAACAGTGTAACGGATTGCTGGGTTAACCACAGCTGCCTTGAAAGCCTTGAACGCAAGAAAGGCGTTGACCGCGTTCTGCATGTCATTGTCTTGGAATTTCTGAGATAACATAGCTTTTCCCGTTCATGCTTAGCTGTCTTTGAGAAGCCTTTAGTTCAGGAGAAGGCTGAGATGCAACGCTTTTGCTGACGGCGTCGGCAGGCATTGCTTGGCCGTAACTTTGACGCATCGTTGCCAAATTCCCCCAGACTTCTTCAGGCAAACCAAGTTTAGCTCGGGCTTCTAGATCTCCGGTTAGGCCCGCTTGGAAGAGTGCAATTTGTTGATCAACCAAAACGTCTGCTGCAGGCTCCCAGATCGGTCGCCACTTTACCTTTGGAATCTTATCCGAAGTAATGAACGATCCTGGAAAGTCGCCTTGCAGGATAGCTGGGAACAATTCAGTTTCGTAAGTGTACTTTATGTGTTCCTGTCGCATGCGAAGGCGAGTGACAAATTCCTGCATAACTATGTCAGCGGTTGATCTGTTTGCGTTTTCAATTTCTCCTAAAAACAATTTAGGAACGCCTAACTGTGCGTTACGTTGAGTTAGCAGATAGTTTAGCCACCATTCAACCCGTAAGCCCCTTGTCATGCTGTCGATGGGTATGGGGTTGACGTCGTGTTTGAATGCGAGGTCGGTGCCTTGTTGGCGTTCTGCCATGCCATCGATGAAATTCTGCAGTTTAGTGTCTGACCATTCGGCTTTTTCTGTGCCGCATTGATAGGCAAGTATTGGTTTAGTGTAGATTTTCATTATGGTTGCCATGTCATGCTGGAAATCATCTGTTAGAGCCTGAATCAGCAGGGTGCTTCTTAGCAGGCTGACACCGTAGGCACTGTTGTATCTGCCTGAACCTTGATTGTGCAGTGTCCGCAGTATGTCTTGGGGCTCAAAAATTGCTGGAGGCACAGACAATAGTTGGATGTAGCCGAAAACGTTCATGTAAGCGTCGCGACGAATCCTAACATAAAGAGGATCTAGAGGCTTGAGCCATTCGACCCGTTGATTATCTTCATCTCGGCAGA